CTGACCTACGTTGATGGTAATGTCACGAGTACCAGTCTGGGTAAGACCAGCTCCTGCGGTTACGCTTCGGATGTCACCACCTACGTCAATCCACTGGGTTCCGTCCCAGAAGTAGATAGACTTATCGCCCGCACTTGAGTCGTAATAGACTTGTCCCTCAACAGGACTTCCCGGGGCCGAGGCAAGATTTTGAATGACCGCATTTTGCAGCTCATTCTGGTTGAGGTTAATGGAGGATACGAACTTAATAGCCATCAGTTAAAGAATGCTTTGCCGCTGAATGCACCAGCGAATGTTAATGTTACTTGGTTAAGTGAATTATATAAAACATCTCCAACAACGATATTATCGGCAGAGTCGACAACAGTTACAGAGCAATATTTGTTAAGGTTGTGGGTAACAACCCACGTAGCAGAAGGTGAGGACTGGGTAAAAACGTAGTTAGCGTCAAGGCTTACGCCTCCGATAACGCCAGTTACTGTTACACTAGTTCCTTTTTGGTTGGCGACAATAGTGTTTCCGACAACCTCATTTACGGTGATGTTGTTTGCTGATTCGCGTACTACAATTGCACTCATTAGTCTACAACGTCTTCGTTAACAGTAAACAGCCCGTAGAGCCAAGTCTTAACAGTTCCTGCGTCGTTACTTTGGAGTCCGTAGATGTACAATCCTCCATTAATAGTCAGCATCGTGTTTGCGGTGGCTGTTACATACAGCTTTCCAGTGCTGTTTCCGTTATAGGTAAAGTCGTTGGAATCAAGAACTGGAGTTGGAGAAGTATCACTCTCAGACACCTCCATCTTCCACGTGTAACCAGTTAGGTCAATCGGGTCGTTGTTTGCGTCGTAGAAGTCAATTTCAATAGAGAACGTGTCACCCTTGCGGCAGATGATGTCTACCCGCTGGGCGTTGTCTAGATTTACCGTATTGGTGGTACAAGATGCCATATTGCAAATTTACTCTTTAATTATTGCTCTCCGAGGAGGATATCCATTACGTCATCTTGTTCTTCAACAAGTTCTGGTCTTTGACCTTGGCGTTGAGAGATAAGTTTGCTTTGTTCGATTGCTTGCTTCTTAACTCTTTCGTCTTTACGGTCTTCCTTTTCTTTTTCAAGCTCAGCTTTTTGGTTAATGGCTTCCTGCTGCTGCATTGTACCCATACCTAACTTCAAACGCTCAAGCTCCATCTTCAAGGCATACTCTCTGTCCAACAGCTCAAGCTTAGCGACCTTATCTGCTTGAATCTTACTAAGCTCTACTTGGCTTTCAGCACCAAGCTCAGCAATCTTGCCTTGCGAGGCAGCTTGAGTAGTTTGGATGTTCATCTGAGCCTGCATCTCGGAGTTCTGAGCGGCTTGCTCTTGCTTTTCTCTGATGCGCTTCTTGCGACGTACAACCAACAGCCTTTCAGCTTGGTCTACGTCACGAAGTTGACGAATAGCGATAGCGTCCTCAAGGTTAATCTCTCCAATGGAAAGTGCAGCCTGAATGTTAGCCTCCAAGTAAGCTCGGTCGCGGTCATTCATCTCTGTAATGACTCTTACGCCAAAGTTGTACATCGGCAAATCTCTAAATGAAGACAGCACCTTCATATTCTCAATACCAACAGCATTCTCGTAGGCCTTAAACACTACGGACTGCGGAGGCAGAATCTGAAGACACTTTACGATGTCCTCACACACCTTTCGGAACAGCACCATCGAAGCGTTGGTGATATCGTACAGAGCGTTGTTAGAGGCTTGAATAGCCTGTTCTCTAACACCAACCAATTGCTCTCCTTTTGGAGATGTTCCATCCATTACCTCGTTGATACCCGTTGCATCACGAATCATACGAAGGTTATGGTTATAGATGTTAATCAGTTCGTTGATGTTTCTGATGCTGTTATCCAATGGTCGGATAGGCGGGTTCTGGAATCCTCCATCTGGGTTCTTCGAGCGGTAGTAGAATACACCAGTTTGCTCGTAGATATCTTGAATATCAAGAGGTTGAAGCTCTCCACCGCGGCCAAGTTGTACGTTCTCAAGTCCTTCAATGTCCACAATCAATCCATCTGGCTTAGCCTTGGCGATTGCCTGCTGCATCTTAAGGTGCGTAATCTGAAGCTGGTCTGCAAACGTAATAACGCTGCTAACCAAGCTCTTAGGAATCATACGACGCAGGTTTACAGCTACTGCGCTGTACGAGAAACGAGCACGGCTTAAGTCGTGGATGTTCTTTGGGATGTTCTTCTTGAGGCCGTAGTCGAACAAGTAGTCTGTTCCCACAATGAACTTACCGCCGTAAATGGTAGCATTCTGCATATACACAGGCTCGCGGTCGTATACCGATTGGTTGGGAGCCTTGTACTCGTATCCTTTGTAGTAGAATCCTATGTTACCAAAGCGAGACTCTTTCTTCTCAAATACAATGTCGTCTACGCTAAGGAACTCAAACTCCATCATAGCGATGGTGTACTGGTCGTATCCGTACTGGTAAACACCAATAGCTGAGTCGTAGTAAGACTCAGAGAGGCGGTCAGGATTGTTGCCAAAGGTGTTGGCTACGCTTTGCGCCATTTGCTTGTACTGGTCTTCAGTGAACTGATTTCCAGCCATACGCTTAAGCTCCTGAATTGAGATGTTTCTGATGTGCCCCATATAGGTACAATCAGTGAGGTTGGGGTCGTCGGTAATGCTGTGGATGAAGTAAGCAGGGTCAACGTAGTCTTCTTTGATTCCGTAATTCGGGTCGTTGTTGCGCTTCACCACAGCCATACCAACGGTAACTAGGTCTTCTACGTTACGGCGGTAAATCTTCTCGTCAAAGTCATTCCAGTTAAGGGTCAGTCGAGTAGCAATCTGAGCAGCAATCTCCGCTTGGGTTTTGATGCTGGTCTCGAAGAAAATCTCAGCCTCCTCTGTGGTTTCAGGAAGAGAATCTGGGTCAATAGCAGTTTTAAGACCAAGAGCCTTAGCCTCGGCAAACATCTCTTTGTTCTTGATGGCCGCCTTAATCTTGGCACGCTCTCTATCCTTTTCTGTCTGAGAAATAGGGTCAATGGCCTCCACGTTAGGGAAAGGCGCAGTACCAAGAATCTTATTGACTACAATCTTAACGAACTTCGGAATGATTGGAACTGGAGACCAGTCAATAGACAGAAGTGCTCCATCTCCGTTGTTGGGGTCAAGAGACGTAAGAATCTGCTTATAGATGTTTGTGTCTTGGGTGCCGTTGGCATAATCCCTGTTAATCTGGAATTCCTTCCAGCGCATATTGTATAAAGAGCCTGTGGTATTGACACCACCCCATTGAGAGTATACGCCTTTCGCATATTGCAGTCCGTACTCTTTCGTGACCTTTCTGGCGTGATTTGCCAAAGGGTCAGGGAAGTTTACGTTGCTACTCACATAATTGTAATCCGACATACTAAAATATCCGTTATTGTGCAAATATACAGATATATCTAACGCCTGATTTCTCGACCCTTACGAAAAAACACTTTAGAGTTAAAATCAGTCTTTGGCTTATCAGCCGCAACTTTCTGCGCAGCAAGTAAAGCAAGACCAGAGGAAATGGTCAAGTCAAACTTTGTTCGGTCGTCAATCTTGAAGTTAATCCAGTCCTCAAGAGTTCTATTGAAGTACATATTGCTGAACTTACCCGTCTCATCATTGATGCCTACGTGGTGGTGGATGTACGACTCAATAGCTTGAGCGTGAGCCTGAATCACATCTTGGCTGTTGGATGGGATACCCTTCGTCTTTACGTTGACGTGGGCAGATGTAGAGGATAGATGCGCTGGTCGTCCCATTAAATATCCATCGTAACCCCTTGATTCAAAGTATCTTACGATTCCGTATTTGTTATTTTCTACCAACAGAGGAAACCCGTAGAACACCGCAGCCATCAGAACATCCTCATAGAATATCTTAGCCAGCGGAGGACGTGATGCATACTCAGCCACAAACATATTGGATGGGTGCTGCATATTGAACTTGGTCATAAGATGACAAGCTCCCTTTGATGCGCGCCCATCTGTTGTAGCGTCAAGGTCATAGGAGTCAACTCCACCACAGCCAAGGAAGTCGTTGGGGGCTACTTTCTGATTCCGCTCCACCTGCATCTTGTTACGGAGCTCTACGGGAGGCATCCACGTAATGCGCCATCTTCCGTTAGCATCTGGCTTAAAATGTACCTTAGAGTCCTGCACCCCGTTCTCCCAGTGGAAGTTTCCAATCACTACTGGATTAGGGAACAGCTCATCGTTGTATTGGATTTGCTCGTAAATCTTGGTGATGTTAAACAGCGAAGACTTCGTAGAATCTCGGAAGGCTTCATCCTCGGTAAATGGGAACTGACGGATGACCTCGTTGAGTTCGTAGCTGTTATGCTGCTGGCCCTTGCGCTCGTTCTTCAAGAACGTCCTAGCTCCGATGGAGGTGAAGGTTCCGTCCTCAGTGATTACTGGCTTCTCTGGGTCATCAATAATTGGAAGACCATATTGGTCAAAGAATCCCTCAAGCGCCTCGTAAGCAGGGATGAAGATTTTGTAAAGTCCACTCTTGGTACGTCCGTTCTCGTTGCGTTGCGTGGGGTCTGAGTCGTAGTAAAGGCTTCTGAACTCTCGGCCTCCTCTGTCGAGCGGGTTTACTGTGGAACCAATCATTGCCTTTCCAATAACCCTACGCCCCACAATAAGACAGGTACGATGGATGCGCCATATCTCTCTTACGTCAATACCCTTCTCGTACTTACCAGCCTCGTCAAAGAATAGCCTGTGGGTTTTACTTCCGTCATAGGCGTTGATTACCGTGTTCTTCCAGTTGATGATGGTATCAAGTGCCTCGCCACGAGTAGCTATCTTGTTGTTCTTGGTGATTCTCTTTGAAGGCTCACGGAATGCAAGCTCCATACGTGGGTTCGTAGTGCCATCAATAACTGGAGCAAAGAAGAACGGGTAGCTCTTAAACACAGGCACAACCTTAGAGCCAAACACTGCTTCTTGAGCGTCAGCACCCGTCTTACTCATAATGCCGAGTAACTTATCCTTTACCTGAGAGCCTTCATCCACCAAAGTGGCAGCGCTCATATTG